CCCAGCTTATGCGTAGAGGCGTACGCGGCACGTTTGGTCGTAGTGGTGATCGCCTAATGAAAATTTCTTCACTTAACATCTAATGTCAGCACGTACACGATATGATTATTTATCCAGCGATCGTTCCCAATTTTTAGAAGAAGCACGTCAAGCCTCAGAACTGACACTTCCATATTTGATTCGTGGTCATGAAGAATACACCATGGGCATGAAGCAGCTAAAGACACCTTACCAAAGCGTTGGAGCTAAGGGTTGTGTGACGCTTGCATCTAAACTGATGCTTGCTCTCCTTCCTGTGCAGACTTCGTTTTTTAAATTGCAGCTTGACGAAAGTCAACTGGGTCAAGACTTCGGACCAGAAATTAAATCTGAACTTGACCTGTCTTTTGCAAAGATCGAGCGTATCATTCTTGAATCAATTGCAGCATCTGATGACCGTGTGGCTGTGCACCAAGCACTGCTGCACCTTGTCGTCTGCGGCAACGCTATGATCTACATGAGCAAAGATGGATTAAAAGTCTACCCTCTGAACCGCTACGTTGTGGATCGAGATGGCAACGGTCAAGTGGTTGAAATAATCACAAAGGAACGTATTTCAAAACAAGTTCTCAAAGAACAACTACCAAAAGATTTCTTCACAGATGCACGTGGTGTCAGTGAGGAAGGATCATATGATGACGACATGGATGTCTATACCCATGTCAAACGTGACAACAATCGTTTTGTTTGGCACCAGGAAGTGTCAGATAAAATTGTAAAAGGTTCACAAGGTAAGTCACCTCTTGGTACATCGCCTTGGATCCCACTGATGTTTAATAAAGTTGATGGTGAAAGCTATGGTCGTGGCAGGGTAGGCCAATTTATCGGTGACCTTAAATCTCTAGAAGGTTTGAGCCAGGCACTGGTAGAAGGCAGTGCTGCTGCAGCTAAAGTTGTATTTACTGTCAGCCCCTCATCTACAACCAAACCCAGCACACTTGCTGCTGCAGGTAACGGTGCAATCATCCAAGGTCGTCCTGATGACGTAGGTGTTGTGCAGGTTGGTAAGACAGCAGACTTCCGTACTGCATTTGAGATGACACAGGTTCTTGAACGTCGTCTTAGCGAAGCGTTCTTGATCCTTAACGTCAGACAATCAGAACGTACAACTGCAGAAGAAGTACGTATGACACAGATGGAGCTGGAGCAACAGCTCGGTGGCTTGTTTAGTTTGCTGACTGTTGACTTCCTTGTTCCATACCTTAACCGTAAACTGAGTGAGGCTCAACGTAAAGGTGAGATTCCTAAGATTCCTAAGGACATCGTCAAACCAACCATTGTGGCTGGTGTGAATGCACTAGGCCGCGGCCAAGACCGTGAGAGTTTAGGTCAGTTCTTGCAGATCCTTGCACAGACAATCGGACCTGAATCTATTTCTACTTTCATTAACACAGACGAACTTATCAAACGGTTTGCTGCTGCACAAGGTATTGACATCCTTAACCTTGTACGTTCTATGGAAGAAGTACAAACTGAGCGTCAGCAGGCAGCGCAGCAACAACAACTTATGGAGTCACAGAAACTTGCAGTCGATGCAATGAAGACTCCAATGATGGATCCCACTAAAAATCCTAACGCAGGACAACCACCCACTGAATAACCATGGCAGAAGTAATGTCTATGATCCCGGAAGAAAACGCTCCGGGAGAACTTAATGCAGACGAGCAAGAATCTCTACAAGTAGGCGAAGAGCTTGAGGCACAGCATGATCAAATGCTGGCAGGTAAGTACAAGAATGCAGAAGAACTAGAGTCTGCTTACCTTGAACTACAGAAGAAGCTTGGAGGTGACGGCGAAGAAGTAGAGGAAGAAGTAACTGAGGAATCAGAAGAACCTGAACCTTACAACAGTGACCTGTTTGACAGGTTGTGGGAAGGTGCAGCGGACAACGAATGGAGTGACGAGATCTTAGATGAAGTAGCCAACGCTGATCCTGCTGCCTTGGCAGAAATGCACCTCGACTATCGTCGTCAGGTCGAGCAGCAGCGGGGACCAATCATGACTGAAGAAGATGCAACTGCATTGAAGGGCATGATCGGTGGTGACGACAACTACGCTGAGTTGATTGGCTGGGCTAAAGATAATTTCTCTGAACAAGAGATCGATATGTATGATGCGATCATGGAGTCAGGTAATGCACAGGCAGCCTTCTTTGCTGTCCAGGCTCTTGCTCTCCGTCATCGTGATGCTGTCGGTTTTGAAGGAGATGTGATTCAAGGCAAAGCACCTGTCAATTCCAATCAAGGTTTCCGTAGTCAAGCTGAACTTGTGCAGGCTATGTCTGACCCTCGTTATGACAATGACTCTGCATATAGGCAAGACGTTATGCGAAAGCTTGAAAACTCTGATATTGATTTCTAACCATGCCTTACGGACCTGGAACATACGGCTCCCAAGTGGGTCGGCCTAAAAAGAAAAACAAAAAACTGTCGCCTAAGCAACAGAAGATTGCTGGGATGGCTGGTAACAAAATGAAGATTGGTGCTGATGACTTTGCTGCACTCCGCCGTCGTCGGGGTATGGGCAAGTGAAAAAGCATCGCGTTGATCAAAAAGCATTTGGTAGTAACTTTGTTTCACAGTCCTTCGAGATTGGCCCAGGCCACAGAGGTGCACAGAAGAAACAGAAGATCTACAACAAAGGCAAAAGCACTACGAACCCGAACGAAAAGGACACGTTCCTTCGTCGGACAGGGCCACAACTTCCTTTAGCAAAAAGAAAATCTAAAAAAAGCTATGGCTAAACCTGGACTCTACGCTAACATCCATGCTAAGCGGCGTCGCATCGCCGCAGGCAGTGGCGAGAAGATGAGGAAGAAGGGCTCCAAAGGAGCACCGACCGACGCAAACTTCAAGCGTGCTGCCAAAACCGCCAAAAAACGCTACACCTAAAATGAAGCTCACTGCTTTCCTCCCCGCAGCACTCATCGCTGTTGCAGCACCGGCTACGGCACAGACCTATGTCAACGTCGAAGCTAACTCAGGGTTCATTGGCTCGGACTACGCTGGCACTGTCATCGACAACCACGTAGGCTACAAAAAGGACAACTGGTATATCCAGGCTGGACCTGCAATCGTAGCACCCGACGGCGGTGACTCTGATCTTGAGTTCTCTGGCAAAGTTGGCGGATCCCTTCCTTTGTCTGAAAAGTTGTCTGCCTATGGTGAGGTGTCATTCATGACATCTGACGATGACAACAACTATGGCACAAAGGTTGGTTTTACCTACGACTTCTAATTAGACTCCAGCCGTACGTTCATCCCTTTTGGGACGCAGGCAACCTACTCATGGAACGGGGGGTAGGTTTTTTTGGTATCTAACAATGCAAAAAACTGCACAGAAAAAAGAAGTCGTCCTGACCTATCGTGGCGTTGCATACGTCGTTCATCGTAAGGTCGAGAAAAACTGAATACAAAGAGCTTTCCACAATTGTAAAGCCCGAAGGAACGGTTTAAGGAGTGGGTGTTCGGAAAGCGCCCACGCCTACATATAACAGAATACATTATGCCACATCAATCTAAGGTTGTGAAGGCTGCTATTACTAAGATGGACCCTGTGTCTGCAGATAACAGCATTGTCTTCAACCGCTGTGGTCACTGTGGTGACAAGAAACCACAATGTCGCAAACAAAAGAAGTGCCTTAAAGGTCTTCTATAAAAAGCTTGGGAGGCACCTCAGAGTCGGACCTCCCTTGCCTTGGCTTTTGGCCCGTACGCGGATACCCATTAGCCGTCTAGACGGTGGGATAGACCACAAAAAATTTTGGCACAACGCCATCCAAACGTTTGGAGATTGCTTATACACTTTATTCGTACCTAACAAATGGCACATCAATCTTCTACTCTGACCACGAGTCTGACTCGTCCTGGTCAGTCTAACTCTGCGGGAGACGCCCGCGCTCTCTACCTGAAGCTGTTCAGTGGAGAGATGTTCAAAGGTTTCCAGTACAATGCGATCGCTCGTGACATGGTCATGAAGCGCACCCTGAAGAACGGCAAGTCAATGCAGTTCATCTACACGGGCCGCACGACTGCTGAGTACCACACCCCCGGAAACGCAATCCTCGGTAACTCCGACGGTGCGCCCCCGGTGGCCGAGAAGACCATCACGGTTGACGACCTGCTCATCAGCTCGGCTTTCGTGTATGATCTTGACGAGACTCTGTCTCACTACGATCTGCGCTCTGAGATTAGCCGTAAGATCGGCTACGCTCTGGCCCAGAAGTATGACCGTCTGATCTTCCGTGCTATCACTCGTGGTGCACGTGCTGCTTCCCCAATCACCAAGTCTAACTTTGTTGAGCCGGGTGGCACCCAGATCCGTGTCGGTGCTACTGCTAACGCTTCTGACGCTTACAACTCTGCCAACCTTGTGGCAGCGTTCTACGACGCCGCTGCTGCCCTCGACGAAAAGGGTGTCAGCTCTGAAGGACGTGTGGGTGTCCTGAACCCCCGTCAATACTACGAACTGATTCAGGCTGTCGGATCTAACGGTCTGGTGAATCGCGATGAGCAAGGCACTGCGCTGCAAGGCGGCCAGGGCATCATCGAGATCGCTGGTATCAAGATCTACAAGTCCATGAACATTCCGTTCTTCTCTCAGTATGGTACTAAGTACGGTACTGGCTCTGCAACCAACCCTGGTGTGACCGATCCTGGCAACACCGGTTCCTTCGTTGGTGAAGCTGTTGAAGACGCCGCTGCTGATGTCACCGGTATCAACAACGAGTATGGTGAAGAAACCGAATTCGCCAACTCCTGTGGTTTGATCTTCCAACGCGAAGCCGCTGGCTGTGTGGAAGCAATCGGCCCCCAGGTGCAGGTTACCAGTGGAGACGTGTCCGTGGTTTACCAGGGCGACGTGATCCTGGGTCGTCTCGCCATGGGCGCAGACTACCTGAACCCTGCATGTGCAGTCGAACTGTTTGCTGGCACCGCCACCAAGCCTTCTGCATTCTGATTTTTTCAAAGTATACAGGGACCCTTCGGGGTCCTTTTTTTTTATCTATATGGCTTTTCCTACCACTAACTCGCAGCTAGAGCTGCCTGCTGTCAATC